CGCGCAAGCGCAAGGCGCTCGCGCTGCTCGAGACCGAGCCCTACGACGACTGGCTCTACCGCTACGAATACCCGAGCGACTGCATCCGCGCGCGCGAGATCGTCAACCCTGCCGGGCCGACCGCGGACGTCGTGCCGTTCTCGGTCGTCTCGACCGACGACGGGCAGACGACGTCGATCCTGACCGACATGGACGAGGCTGTCCTGGCCTACACGTTCGACGTCACCGACCCCGCGCGCTTCTCGACGCTGTTCGTCGACGCGCTGGCTTGGCGGCTGGCATCGCGCATCGCGTTCTCGCTGACTGGCAAGGCCGACCTCGCCAAATTCGCCATGCAGTCCTTCCAGGCGCATGTCGCCCAGGCCGCAGGCGCGAACGGCAACGAGGGCTTCGAGCGCGGGCCGCGCGAGGCCGCCTGGGTGCGGGGGCGGGAGTGATCATCTGGCGGCATCTGCTGCCGTGGCAGCGCGCCAGCAAGGCCGAGGAAGCATCCTACTGGAGCAGCTGGCTGCTCTGGTGGGACCATAGCCGGGAGCCCATGCAGTGACCCGACTGATCCAGCCATCCTTCGCCGCCGGCGAGATCGGCCCGGCGCTCTATGGCCGCGTCGACGTCTCCAAGTACGCCGTCGCGCTGCGCACCGCGAAAAACGTCTTCGTCCGCCCGCATGGCGGCGTCGCGAACCGCGCGGGCTTGCGCTACGTGGGGCCGGCGCGCGCGCACAACGCGCAGCCGCGTCTGATCCCGTTCCGGTTCTCGACGACCCAGACCTACGTCCTCGAGTTCAGCGACCTGCGCATGCGCGTCATCAAGGACGGCGGCCATGTCCTCGAGACCTCGAAAGCCATCACCGGGGCGACGCAGGCCAGCCCGGTCGTGATCACCTCGACGGCGCACGGGTTCTCGAACGGCGACGAGGTCTACATCGCCGGCGTGGTCGGCATGACCCGCCTCAACGCGCGCCGGTTCAAGGTCGCCAACGTGACCGCCAACACCTTCGAGCTCACGCACCAGGTGACCGGCGCGAGCATCGACGGCACCGGCTTCGCCGCCTACGTCTCGGGTGGCACGGTGGCGCGCGTCTACACGCTGACGACGCCCTACGCGCAGGCCGATTTGGCGACGCTCAAGTTCGTGCAGAGCGCGGACGTCATGACGCTGGTGCATCCGTCCTATGACCCGCGCGAGCTCTCGCGCACGGGGCATGCGTCGTGGAGCCTCTCGACGATCACCTTCGCGCCGTCGATCGCCACGCCGACCGGGTGGAGCGGCTCGGGCACGGCCGGGTCCGAGACCTACAAGTACCGGATCACGGCGGTGAAGTCGGAGACGTTCGAGGAAAGCCTCGCGCAGGACGTCACGGTGGCGAGCGTGGCGGCGCTGTCCAGCAGCAACAAGATCACGCTGACAACCGGCGCGCCGACGACGGGCGCGGTCAAGTATTCGGTCTACCGCCAGAAGAACTCCGGGCTCTACGGGTTCATCGGCTCGACCGAGGGCACGACGTTCGTCGACGACAACGTCGCGCCAGACACCGACCAGACGCCGCCGGCGTCGCGCAACCCGTTCTCGGCGACGGGCGACAAGCCTGGCGCCGTGACCTACTACGAGCAGCGGCGCGTGTTCGGCGGGTCGACCAACAAGCCGGACACCAGCTACTACAGCCAGACCGGCAACACCGCGAACATGAGCGTGTCAGATCCCTCGCGCGACGACGACGCGATCACGGCGACGCTGACCGCTCGCGAGGTGAACCAGATCCGGCATTTCGTGCCGCTCAACGACCTCATCGTGATGACGTCGGGCTCGGAGTGGCGGGTGTCGGCCGGTAGCGACAGCGGCTTCTCTGCTGCGACGCTGCGCCAGCGGCCGCAGTCCTACTGGGGCTCGAGCCACATGCCGCCGATCGTGGTCGGCAACACGGTGCTGTTCGTCCAGGACCGCGGGAACATCGTGCGCTCGCTGGCCTACGCCTTCGAGAGCGATGCTTACGACGGCGCGGACCTGACGATCCTCGCCCCGCACCTGTTCGAGAACAAGACGCTGGTCGAATGGGCCTACGCGCAGATCCCGCACTCGATCATCTGGTGCGTCCTGAGCGACGGGACGGCGCTGTCGCTGACCTGGAACAAGGAACAGCAGGTCGTCGCGTGGTGCCGCCACGAGACCGACGGCTTCTTCGAGAGCGTCGCGTCGATCCCGGAGACCGGCGACAACGAGGACGCGGTCTACTTCGTCGTGCGGCGCACGATCGACGGCCAGACCGTGCGCAACGTCGAGCGCCTCGACAAGCGCCTGGTGACTGCGGTCGAAGACAGCTTCTTCGTCGACTGCGGCGCGACCTATTCCGGCGCGGCGGCGACGACGATCACCGGGCTGGATCACCTCGAGGGGCGCGCGGTCTCGGTGCTGTCGGACGGCAACGTGGTGGCGGGCCTGACGGTCTCGGGCGGCGCGATCACGCTGCCGCGCGCGGCGACCAAGGTGCATGTCGGTCTGGCCTACGTGTCGGACGTCGAAACGCTCAACATCGAGCTGTCGACGCGCAGCATGCCGACGGCGCAGGGCATCCAGAAGAAGGTGACCACAGTCGTCGTGCGCTTCCTGCGCTCGCGCGGCCTGTTCATCGGGCCGGACTTCGACAACCTGTCGGAGATGAAGTGGCGCGAAAATGAGGACTATGGAGAGGCGACGCAGCTGCTCACGGGGGACAAGAAGCAGCACCTCTCGCCTCAATGGAACAGCAACGGGCGCGTGGCGATCCGGCAGAGCTACCCGCTGCCGATGGAGATTCAGGCGGTGATCCCCGATGTCGAGTTCGGCGGCTGAGTTCGGCGCCCGGCGCGCGACGCCGGCGGACGCGGTCGACCTGGCGCCGCGGCTGCGCCGGTCGGACGTCGAGGAGATATGGGCAGCGAGCGCCAGCGGGCCGAATGACGCGCTGCTGCGGGCGGTCGAGGCTGGCGGCTGGGCCGGCACGGTCGACGGCCAGGTCGAGGCTATCTTCGGCGTGGCGCCGGTCACGCTGCTGGGCGGCGTCGGCTGCATCTACCTGCTTGGTTCCGACGCGATCGAGCGCCACGCGGTGCCGTTCCTGCGGCTGAGCCGGCGCTACGTCGAGGCGATGCGCGATGATTACGCTGTGTTAACCAACTGGGTCGACGCGCGCAACGAGACGTCGATCAGGTGGCTTAGGTGGCTCGGCTTTGCGATTATGTCACCGGCTCCTTTCGGGCCGTTCGGCCTGCCCTTCCACAGGTTCGAGATGCGTCATGTGTGAGATCCTCACGGCATCGGCGGCGGCCGGCGCGGCAAGTGCAGCGGGCGCTGGCGCGGCTGGTGCCAGTGTCGGCGCCAGTCTTGCTGGCGCTGCGTCTTTGGGTGGCGCAGCTGCTGCGTCTACCCCCTGGCTGACCTACGGCTCGCTGGGCGCGTCGCTTCTCAGCACCGCGGTCGGCGTCTACGGGCAGGTCCAGGCCGGGCAGGCGCAGGCCGGGCAGGCGCGCTACCAGTCGCAGGTCGCCGCGAACAACCGGATCATCGCCGAGCAGCAGGCGAGGGACGCCGAGATGCGCGGCCAGATGGCCGAGGACGCCCGGCGCCAGCAGACGCGCGCGCTCATCGGCCGGCAGCGCACCGCGCTCGCGGCGAACGGCGTCATGGTCGACGACGGATCGGCGCTCGACATCACGGGCGACACGGCCGCGCAGGGCGAGGTTGACGCGCTCACGCTGCGCGCCAACGCCGCGCGCGAGGCCTACGGCTACCGCGCGCAGGGCAACAACTTCCTCGCGGACGCGGGCCTCCAGCGCGCGCGGGCCGACGCCGCCATCCCGGCCTCGATGGTCGGGGCGGGCGCCACGCTCCTGAGCGGCGCCGGCACGGTCGGCGATCGCTGGCTCACCTACCGCCGGCACGGGATGCTCTGATGGCGCGCGTTCCCCAGATGGCCGACGCGGTCGCGCTGCGGCCGGTCGAGGCGCCCTACCAGCGGATCAACACGACGCCCGACGATTTCGGCATGGGCGCGGCGCGCGCGGCCGACATGGCGGCGCAGCGGATCGACAGGTTCGGCGACACGATGGCGCGCCGGGCCGTCGAGCTCCAGCTCGAGGACAACGAGAACGACGCCAGGCGCATGGACGTCGACCTGTCCAAGCGCCTGCGCACCTTGGGCTACGGCGACGGCAACGAGCAGAACCCCGGCTATTTCGGGCTCAAGGGCCAGGCGGCGCTCGACGCCTTCCCCGACTACCGCAAGCAGGTCGAGACGGCCAAGGCCGAGGTGCTTGGCTCGGCGCGCAACCAGCGCTCGCGCGACCTGTTCGCGCTCAAGGCCGAGGAGCGGATCAGTTCCAAGATGGAGGGCATGACCCGCCATCTGATGGGCGAGCGGCGCACGGTCGCGGACGACCTGTCGAAGGCGCGGATCAACGAGGCGCTCGACGACGCCTCTGCGAACTACAACAACAGCACCGTGATCCTGCAGTCGATGTCGGTCATGCGCGGCGAGATCGAAAGCATGGCGTCACGCAACGGCTGGTCGCCCGAGGTGGCGGCGTCCAAGCTGCAGGAGAGCCGCTCGGCGATCCACAAGGCGGTGATCAAGGCGGCGCTCGACCGCGCGCCGGGCTATGCGCAGTCCTACTACGCGCGCAACAGGGGCGACATCGACGGCCGCGATCGCCCCGAGCTTGAGCGCGCCCTCGAGACCGCGTCGATCCGCGGGGCCGCGCAGGCTGCCGAGGACCGCATCATGGCAATGGGCGTGTCCGAAGAGCAGGCGCTGGCCGAGGCGCGCAAGATCACGGACCCCAAGCTGCGCGACGAGGCTGTCCAGCGCGTGACGGTTCGATACGGAGAACGCGAACGTGTTGCCACGCGCGATGCCACTGGCGCGTCTCAGCGCGAGACCGACCGGATCGTCTCGATCGACGGGGTGACCGAGGCGCGGGCGCTGGCGGAGGCGGCCAAGATCCAAGACCCGAGGGTGCGCGACCTTGTCGAGCAGCGGCTGCGCGCGCGCTTCAACGATCGCGCTCGGATCGACCAGCGAGAGGAGCGGGACATCCGCGATCGGTCGTGGCAGGTCGTCGTGCGCGGCGGGCGCGTCGACGACATCCCGGCGGCCGACCTCGCGCGCATGGATGGCCCGACGATCTCGGCGATGCGCGCCTTCGAGGAGCGCCGGTCGAAGGACGGGCGGGGCTACGCGAAGGCGGTGGACCCCGCGACCGACAACCGCCTGCACCGCCTCTACATGGACGACAAGGTGGCGTTCGCCGGCTACGACATGACCCAGCACTACGGCCAGCTGACCGAGGAGCGGGTCAGCTACTGGCAGGCGCTGCAGCGCACGGTGGACGCGCGCGGCGAGCGCGAGGCGCAGAAGCAGACGAGCTACGCGCTCGGCGACAGGCTCGCGCGCCAGTACCTCGACGCAGCAAAGATCCGCTATGGCGAGGGGACGCCAAAGACCCAGGCGGCCCAGTCGCAGCGCGTCTTCGAGCTCGTGCGCGGCGTGGCCGACGAGTTCACCGCGCAGGGCAAGCGGCCGACGGCGGCGGATTTCGACAAGGCGCTCAAGGAGCTGTTCCTCGACGGCACGATCGTCGGGAGCGGCACGTTCTACGACACCAGGGCCAAGTTCCTCGAGGTCGCGCGGACGCCGCAGGCGGCGCAGTTCCAGCTGCGCGACGTCGAGGCGCAAAAGCAGCGGATCAGCGAAGTGACCGGCGTCCCTGCTGACGATGTGGTGCGGATCGCCAAGGCGCTTGGCGCGCAGAAGCAGCCGGTGACGGCGGCGAACATCCGGGCACTCTACGAAGCGGGAAGGCAGCGCTGATGGCCGACGACGTCGACTACGACAAGCTGGCCTCGAGCCTGTTCCCGCAGCCCCAGGGCAAGCCGGACGGCAGCGGGGCCGGCGGGGGGCCAGGCGCGACCGACTACGATCGGGTGCTGAACGACATGCTGACCGGCCAGGTCGGCGCGAACCTGCGCGCGGTGCAGGGGACCAACGCCGACCAGGCCGCGCGCGCGCAGGCGCTGTCGCGCGCGAGCGGGCTGCCCCTGCCGGCGGTCGAGGGCGAGGAGGACCGCGTCGAGGCGGACCTGCGCAGGCAGTCGGCCGAGGCCGCGCTGCGCGACGCGCCGCGCGTATCGACGTTCTTCTCCGAGCCCAACTTCGCAAAGGTCGCGCACGACGACGCCGAGAACCTGGGCTTCCTCGAGCGCACCTGGTCCAAGATCAGCCAGACCGTGACCGAGGAGGCCGAGGGCGCGGTGCGCGGTTTCCGCCGCGGCATGCTCACGACCGACCTGCGCGACGTCGGCCGCAAGCTGTTCTGGGGCAAGGGGACGCCCGAGGACGAGGCGCGGGTGCAGGAGCTTCAGAAGCTGCAGGAGCTCGACGAGACCGACGCCTTTCTGGGCGCGGCTGGCGAGCAGCTGCCGATCATGGGCTCGATCGCGGGCCAGGCGCTGAAGCGCGGCCTGCAGACCGGCATGGCGTTCGGCGGCGGCGTCGCGCTGCTGGGCCAGTTGGGGCCGCAGGCTGCGCTGCCCGAGGAGCTCGTCACGGTCCCGGCGGCGACCATGACGGGGCTCGCGATCGGTGGCCGCGCCGGCGGCCTCGAGGCGGCGTGGGAGCTCGAAACCTACTTGGCGTTCCTCGAGTACCGCGACCTCAAGACGGCCGACGGCCGCCCGATGGATGTCGACGTCGCGCGCGGTGCGGCGATGCTGGCCGGCACGGTCAACGCCGGCCTCGAGGCCTACGGTTTCTCGTCGCTGGTCAAGCGGCTGCCCGGCGTGGCCGAGCTCGCGAAGCTCGGCGGGCGCAAGCAGGTGGCGGCGGCGATCGGCGAGGCGGCGCGGAGCAACCCGACGCTGGCCGCGACGCTGGCGACGTTCGGCAAGCGCTACGTCGAGGGCATCGCGATCGAGAGCCTGACCGAGATGGTGCAGGAGCTCTCGACGGCGAGCTTCGCCGAGGTTGCGAAAATGTGGGACGGCGGTGCCTTCAAGGCGGCCGGCCTCGACGAGATCACCGAGCGGGTGATCGACGCCGGCGTCCAGGCGGCGAAGGCGACCGCGGTGCTCGGCATGCCCGGCCCTGCCATGCAAGCCGTGGGCGAGCGCAGGCGGGCCGCCAAGGCCCAGAGGGACGCGGAAGCGATGCGGGAGGCGGGAGGCATCATCGACACCTCTGTGCTCGCCCAGCGCGATCCTGAGCGCTTTGGCGAGGTGCAGGGCGCGATCCTGCGCGACCAGGGCGTTGACACGATCGCAATCCCGGCGGCGCGCCTGCAGGAGCTCTTCCAGTCCGAGCCCGGCGAGGGGGCGCCGATCGACCAGGCGACGCTGATGCGCAACCTGGGCGTGACCGACGAGCAGATGGCCGAGGCGCTGGCGGTGGGCGGCGACGTCCACATGACGCCCGAGGCATTCGCCCAGCACGTGCTGGCCGACAAGGCGACGCGCGCGGCGCTGGTCGAGCACGTGCGCCTGGGCGTCGACGGCATGACCGAGGCCGAGGCGAAGGAGTGGGAGACGACCGGGCTGCGCGATGCCATCGACGACATGGCCTCGCTGCTGGATTCGATGGACAGCGGCCGGCGGGTCGAGGCCGCGCGGATCGAGGCCGAGGTCGAGAGCATGATGGTCGCCGCCGGCGAGGCGCGCGACACGGCGCGCTACGCGGCGGTCCTGACCGCCCAGCGCTACTCCGTGCGCGCCGAGCGCGCCGGGGTGTCGCCGCTCCAGCTCTGGCAGGAGGACAACCTGCGGGTCGAGCGGCTGCAGGACATGGGGCGCCGGGTCGACGAGGTCGACATCATCCTGGACAAGGCGCGCTCGCCCGACACGCTCAACCTCTCCAAGACGCCGATCCTGGACATGCTGGCCCGCGCCGGCGTCGACCCCAACTCGCCGCTCGGCGGCGAGCTCAAGGCGATGGGCATCACGGCCAAGACCCGGCCCGGCCTGTTCAAGGTCGGCGGCCGGCAGGCCGCGGACAACCTGCCGCTCGCGGAGATGCCGTGGTTCACGGCGGACGACGAGGACGGCACGGGCAACTACGTGTCCGAGGCGGCCGTCCTGGCGGCGGTGCGCGACGAGCTCGCCGGCAACCCGCGCCGGACGGCGGACGAGCAGGCCCAGCTGGACGGGCGCGAGAACGACATCCGCAACCTCGAGGCCGACCTCGAGCGCTACAACGAGATGTCGGGCAACGCGCTGTCCGTCGCGACGAGCTCGGCGGCCGAGATCCGCGACGCGCTGCAGGAACTGGCCGACCTCGACGCGCGGGCCGCGCGCGAGGCGCTGGGCGCCGTGGGCCGGGTGCTGGAGCAGGGCGCCGCGATCGAGCGTCTGCAGATGGTGGCCGGCCGAGGCCAACGCGCGATGGCTTCGCGGGCGTCTATCAGCGCGGAAGAGCGTGCGGCTATTGCTGCGTCGGCGCAAGCAACAGGCGTCCCCGCGAAGGAGATCCTGGCCGCAGTCCGCACGCATAAGCTGGCGCATCCAGTTGCGCAGGGCTGGGCTCGGCTCGTCTATTCGCGCACCGTCGTCAACGACGGCAAGGTGCAGCACGAGTACCGGAATATCCCCTACGGCTTCAGCAGTGACGCCGAGGGATCTCAGCTTGAGCCCGGCAGCGCGCCTTACAACCGCCGCGTCGCGGCGATCGCATCGGCGATGGCGCAGGAAGTGCGCGCTGTCTTCCGCCGCGCCGTTGCCGGGGACGCCAATGCGCGGAACATCCTGGCCCAGGCGGGCTGGTACAAGGCAATGCGCGCGAGGCTGCGCAAAGAGTTTGGCGGGCTTGGAGACCTTTTCGCCGACCTTCTTGGGGCGACGAGCCCCAACACTCCGGTGCGCGACAACTGGTTCAACGGGGTCGACGCGCTGCGTCGTGCGTTGCGGGGTGATTTCGACGAAATCATCGACAAGTGGGACGCACATTTCGAGCGTGTCGACGCGCTCGAAAACGACATGCGCGCATGGGTCAACGAGCGCCTGGATGAAGGACAGACCAAGAAGGCGGTCAAGTCCTCGCCCGAGTACGAAGCGAAACTGACGGAGCTGCGCGAGGCGCGCAGGTTCCCCGACGAGCTGATCCCGACCAAGGAGTCGGGCGCGAAGTATGGGTTCAACGGCCGCAACGTCGCGCGCGCGATGGTGGACCTCTGGCGCGTTGTGAAGAACGCCGACCCCGACATCGCACGCAGCGGTACTGCGCCGAAAGCACTCAATTTCTCGGGCAATCTGATCGGGTTCCGCGAGCGCGCCACCATCGACGTCTGGGCGGCGCGAATGCTCCAGAGGCTTGCGGGTGGCAAGCGCATCCCGAGCATGGCCGAGACGACAGTGTCGGGCGAGATGCGGCAGGACGGCTCGACCACGCTGCAGTTTGGTTTCGGTCAGGACGTTTTTGCGCGGGCGTCTGCGGCGATCCGCGGCGATGCCGAGATGCAGGCCGACGCCACGCTCGCGAAGATCAACGACGACGACCTGCAGGCGGTCGTGTGGTTCGTCGAGAAGGAGCTGTGGACAATCAACGATTGGACGAACGCAGCCGGCGAGGGCGGCTCGTTCGAATTGGAGGCGAACCTTACGGGAAGCTTCGATCAGAAGCGCATCAAAGAGCTGCGGTCGATCATCGACGCGGCGCCTCCGTCTGCCGACGTAAGAGCTGCGGCGGAAGACACGAGCGCCGCGCGTCAGGAAATTGAGGCGCACGAGCGCCGGTACGAGGCGGAAATCGCTGAGCTGAGGGGGCTGATCTCCGGGGAGATCGCAGCCTACAAAGGCTCCAAGCGGCGCATCGCAGAGCTTCAACGGATCGTCCGGCCGCCCGCCAAAGCGGTGCAGGCGATCGCGGCGGTGGCGCGCGCGCAAGCGAGGCTTGAGGATTTCGGCGCGCGGAAAGTGGCGGCTAAGGCCGAGTTGGCTTTGATGGAGCGCGAGGTCGACCGATACGTCGGCGGCCTGTCGATCCAAATGTCGCGCGATACGCAGGGAGTGGATTATGTGCCGACCGACGCCGACATGGCGCGGCTGGCCGAAGACATCCGCCGGGCAATATACGAAGCCGACGACGGGGCCACGGTCCTGGGCTCGAAATCACTGTCCACCGAGGGGCGCTATGGCTCCGTCGAGCGAGCGTTGGACCTTGAGGTGGTGGCGCGCGAAGGGTACGACGCCAACGCGCTGTGGCTTGAGATGCTGCGCCAGGCGCAGGCCGCGCGCCAGGACGCGACCTTCTTGTCGCGCGTGCTGCGCGATGGAGAGGCCGTCGATCCTCTGCGTCATCGGCCTGGCGTTGAAATCTATTTCCGCAGCGCGGCGGCCCAGGCCGACCTGGAGAAGCTACTCGCGGATTTGGCGGGCCAGGGGGTCGAGTTCCTGACGGTTGTCGTCGACGCCCGGCGTCTTGCCGAGGCTCGTTCGGGCGCCATGCCGGCCGCAGTGGGCGTGCGGCTGCTCTATGTCCCGGAGTTCGAGCAGCGGTATGGGATAGACGACCTGGTCGGCCTCGACGATGCGGCGCTTGCGGAGCGGGTCAGCGCAAAGCAGCGCGAGCTGAGCGCCATCGCCGCTCGTGTCGCCGGGTCGATCGACGGAGTGGCATTTGCCGGTCAGTTCTGGTACGAGACCAAGGTTGCGTTTTCGAGCCAGTACCAGGAGAAGATCGATGCCCTCGCAACTGGAGCTGCTCAAGCAGTCGGTGGCGCAACTGGAGCCGCAGTTTGGGTCGGAGAACCCATTCGTTCAGGGCTTGAAGGCGCAGATCGCCATGCTGGAGAAGCCGCGCGCGGACAATCCGATGGTCAGCTACTCGGCGGGGATGCGCAGCGCGCCGACGCCGCGGACGGCCAAGAAGGCGCAGGGCTAAGGCAGACAGACGGGCGGACGCTGCAGCAGTCTGCCGCGCCTCAGCTTCCTGCGACGATCGACGTCGACGGCGTTGCGCGCCCGACGACCAACAGCGAAGGCAGGCCGATCGCGCAGACCGAGGAAGGGGTGCGCGCGTTCTGGCGGTGGTTCGGGGATAGCAAGGTCGTCGACGCCGAGGGCCGACCGCTGGTCGTGTATCACGGCAGCCCCGTGGCGGGCTTCATTGAGTTCGACCCGAGCAAGATCAACGCGAGCGACCCAGACGGCCCATACAACGGATTTTGGTTTTCGTCGAGCCAGAGCGACGCGGACGTCTCGGGTCGTTATCCGTGGGGGCGCCCCAACGCCGCCAACCCGGAAACGCGGGACTATTATTTGGCCTTGCAGAACCCGGCGACGCGCAAGCAAGCGCGGTCTGTTGCGCGCGAGATCAGCAGTGACTGGGAAACCCAATACCCGGCAGCGCGGTCTTTGCAAGACGCCACGCGGCTAGCTCTGCGGGCGCGGGGTTTCGACGGCGTGGTGCATGAGCCGTTCGTAATCCCTGACCGCGAAACCTTTGAACGCGATGGTGTGGTGAGTCTAGGCAAGCGCGACGCCGAATTGGAGCGAGAGCCAGACGGCAGCGTGACATTGTTGGAGCGCGGAGAAGAGGTTACAGGGTACAGCACTTTCGACGAGGCTGTATTGTCCCTCCGGGATGGAGTTTTTGTTGCCTTCGACCCCACGCAGATCAAGTCCGCCACCGGCAACCGCGGCACGTTCGATCCGGCGAGCGCGAGCATATTGGAGCAGCGCGGCTCTGCCCGCGGCTCCATCCAGTTCAACGCCGGCGCGACGATCATCCGTCTCGGCGCCAACGCCGACCGGTCGACGTTTTTGCACGAAAGCGGGCACCTGTACCTCGAGCAGCTGCGCGCCGACGCGGCGCGGTTCGGCGCGAGCAACCAGCAGCTGGCCGACGACCTCAAGACGGTCAACGAGTGGTTCGCGTCCGACGCGGCGGCGGTGCGGGCCGAGGCGATCGAGTACGCGCGCAAGGCTGGCGACGACGCCAGCGTGACGGCGCTGCAGGCGATGACCGACGCCCAGGTGGCGGCGTTCGCGCGCGCGGGCGCGGGCATGCCGCGCGATGCCTCGCCGGCCGGGCACCTGTCGCGCGCGCTGCACGAGCGCTGGGCGCGCGGCGTCGAGGACTACTTCCGCACCGGCCAGGCGCCGTCGGTCGCGCTGCAGGACGCCTTCAACCGTTTCCGCGCGTGGCTGGTGTCGATCTACGCCGCCCTGCGGCGGCGGCTTGGGGCCGAGCAGCTCGAGGTCAGTTTTTCGCCCGAGGTGAAGGCGGTCATGGACCGCATGCTGGCGACCGACGAGGAGATCGCGCTGGTCGAGCAGCAGTATAACTTGCGCGCCATGTTCGCGACGCCCGAGGAGGCGAACATGTCTCCCGAGCGCTTCGCTGCCTACCAGAAGGCGGTGATGGCGGCGGGCGAGGCCGCGCGCACGGAGCAGCTGCGCCGGCACCTGCGCGAGGTCGAGCGCGAGCGCGCGTCCTGGTGGCGCGCCGAGCGGGCCAAGCTGCGCGAGGAGGTGGCTGCCGAGGTCCGGGCGCGGCCGGTGTTCCTCGCCATCCACGCCCTGGCGGCCGGCAAGATGCCGGACGGCCAGCCGATCCCCGGCGGGCTCGTGCAGCCGCGCATGGATCGCGCGGCGGTCGTGGCGCTGCTCGAGAACGAGAAGTCGCTTTCGAGGCTGCCGAGGGTCAAGGGGCGGACGGTCTACGCGACCGCCAAGGGCGAGAGCGGCTCGCATCCCGACGTCGTCGCGTCCTTCTACGGGTTCGACGGCGGCCGCGAGATGCTGATCGAGATGATGAACACCGACGGCGTCGAGAAGACCATCGACCGCGAGACGGACGCGCGCATGCGCGAGCGCCACGGCGACATGCAGGTCGACGGCACGGCGGTCGAGAAGGCGGTCGAGAGCGCGCACACGGACAAGCGTGGCGACGTCCTGGTCGCCGAGATCAACGCGCTGCAGAACGGCGGCGGGCCGGCCGGCGGCGGCAGGGTGCGCACGGCGTTCCTGCGCCAGTGGGCGCGCGAGCGCATCGCCGGGCGCAAGATTTCGGAGCTCCAGCCGCAGCGCTTCCTGATGGCCGAGCGCAAGGCGGGCAGGGACGCCGACAGGGCGATGGCCGCCGGCGATCGCGCTGCGGCGCTCAAGGCGAAGTTCCAGCAAGCGCTGAACTTCCACATGGCGCGCGAGGCCTACAAGGCGCGCGTCGAGATCGACAAGGCAATCGAGTATCTGTCGGGCTTCCAGCGCGCGGGCGCCAAGTTCCCGGCGCTCGAGGCGGGGTATGTCGACCAGATCCGCACCATCCTCGAGGCCTACCAGTTCGGCCCGCCGCTGTCCGACCGGACGCGCGTCAAGCTCGAGATGCAGGCCGTGCTCGACTGGATCGAGCGCCAGCGACGCGACGCCGGCGCGGTGATCGAGGTGCCGCAGCGCATCCTCGACGCCGACGAGCGGACCAACTACCGCACCCTGTCGCTGGATGAGTTCCGCACCCTGCGCGACACGATCAAGAACCTCGAGGCGCAGGGCCGGCTCGCGAAGACGGCGTTGATCGACGGCGAGGAGATGGCGATCTCCGACATGGCCGACCAGGTCGTCGCGCGGGTCGAGCAGACGCCGCAGCTGGCGCGCATGGCGCGCCGCGGCGTCGAGCAGAACCCCGGCGTCCTCGACCGCGCGCGCAGCAAGCTCGCCTCGTTCGACGCGGCGCTGCGCAAGGTCGAGCTCCTGATCGAGCAGGTCGACGGCCAGCGCATGGGGCCGCTGTGGCGGTTCCTGTTCAAGCCGTTCTCCGACGCCGAGACCGCGCGCAAGGACATGACCCTGCAGGTGACGAAGCGGGTGATGGACGCGCTCGACAACATGCCGACGCGCTCGCGGCTTGCGGAGAGGATCAACGTGCCGATGCTCGGGCGCACCTTCGCGCGCTCGGACCTGATCATGATGGCCCTCAACGTCGGCAACGAGAGCAACCTCGCCAAGATGATCGAAGGGTCGGAGAAGGACATCACCGAGGGCGCGCGGCCGTTCACGCTCGAGGGCGTCGACAGCGCGCTGGCGAACCTGACCGCCGAGGAGTGGGTCTTCGTCCAGGAAGTCTGGGATGCCTTCGAGGCCATGTGGCCCCAGGTGCAGGCGGTCTACCGGCGCGAGAACGGCGTGGCGCCAGAGCGCGTCGACGCGCGCGAGATCCAGACGCGCTACGGCCAGACGCTGCGCGGCGGCTACTTCCCGATGATGTACGATCCCGCGCGCTCGGTGCAGGCCCGCGACATCGAGGGCAAGTCGGCGCTCGAGGCGATGCAGTCGACCGTCGTGCGCGCGTCGGTCAACTCCAGCATGACCAAGGCGCGCACCGGGTTCTCCGCGCCGGTCCTGCTCGACATCACGGCGCTGCCCAACCATATCGAGCGCACCGCGCATTTCATCACGCACTACGAGCCCGTGCGCATCGCGCGCAAGCTGCTCGCGCGCCGCGACGTCGCGCGCGCGATCAACAACCGGGTCGGCCCAGAATACTACGACACGCTCAAGGCCTGGGTGCAGGAGCTCGCCGCGAACGGCCAGCCGGTCGCGCCGACGTCGATCGGCGGGCGGATCGTCGAGGCCATGCGGCGCAACGCGACCGTGGCGATCATGGGCCTGAGCTACACGACGATGGTCGCGCAGGTGTTCGGCCTGGCGAACTCGATCGACGCGCTGTCGCGCCAGCCCGGCGGCGGGTACTCGCCGCGCCGCGGCACGACCGCGATGCTGGGCGGGCTGGTGCGCTACCTGAGCGCGCCGGCGACCGTGCGCAGGCAGGTCTTCGCGGCGTCTGGCGAGATGCGGCACCGCCTTCAGAACACCGACCGCGACATCCGCCACGCGCTGCAGCAGCTGTCGGGCAAGAAGGGCGCGTGGTCGCAGATGCAGCGGTTCAGCATGCTGGGCATCGCTGGCATCCAGCTCTACATGGTCGACCTGCCGACCTGGCTGGCGGCCTATGACCAGGCGATCGCGCGCGGGGCGACGACGGACGAAGCGGTTGACGCTGCCGACAACCTCCTGCGCACGAGCCAGACCGCCGGCGGCATCAAGGATCTCGCGGCGATCCAGCGCGAGCGCGGGGTGATGACCGCGCTCACGATGTTCTACAGCTACTTCAACCTGCTCTATAACCTGCAGCGCCAGGCGCTGGGCAATGTCGGCTCGGCGCGCGACGTCCCGCAGCTGGCCGCGCGCGCGTTCATCCTGATGGCGATCCCGATCCTCGTGGACGCGCTGGTGAAGCGGCAGGGACCGGACGAGGACAAGGACGAGACGGCGGCCGGCTGGTTCGCTCAGAAGGCCGCGGTCTACGCGCTGTCCTCGCTGCCGTTCCTGCGTGACCTCGCCGGCATGGCCGAGGGTTTTGGCTACAAGCCGACGCCGCTCGACGGGTTCGGCAAGGCGCTGGGCGCGACGGTCAAGGGCATCGCGCAGGCGATCGACAACGGCGAGCTCGACGCCAAGGCGCTCAAGGCGATGGTGTCCGCGCTCGGGTTCGGCGCGGGCGTCCCGGCGACCCAGGTCAACCGCGTGATCTCGGCCGCCGACGCGATGTTCGAGGGTGAAGATGTGGGCGTCTACGACTTCCTGGCGGGACCGAAGAAGGACAAGTAGGCCGCCTGGTTGCCCGCTCTGATGCCCGGCAATAGATTGACAAAACCGCATCGAGGCTTCCCATGACCGTTCTCTCGCAGGCTCGAAAGATCACCTACCAGGGCAACGGGGTGGCGAGCTCGTTCTCGTTCTCGTTCGTCGTCTATGCGTCGACCGACCTCGTGGTGACGAAGCTCGGCGTCGATGGCGTCGAGACGGTCCTGAGCGAGGGCGCCGGCACGGGCAACTATTCGGTGTCGGTGGCGAGCTATCCTGGCTCGGGATCGATCACGTTCCCGGCGAGCGGCGCGTCGAAGCTCGCAGTCGGCGAGGCGATCACGATCAAGCGGGTGCTGACGCTCGAGCAGGCGACGGACCTCGACAACCAGGGCGGCTACTTCCCGGACGTCCAGGAGACCGCGCTCGACAAGCTGGTGATCATCGACCTGCAGCAGCAGGAGGAGATCGACCGGTCGATCAAGTTCCCGGTGTCGGACAGCAGCTCGCTGTCGACCGAGTTCCCCGTGGCCGCGCAGCGCGCGAGCAAGTTCGCGGCGTTCAACGCCGCGGGCGAGCCGATCGCGGCGGCGGGCGTCACGGGTGTGCCGGTGTCCGCGTTCGCGGCGCAGCTGCTCGACGACGCCACGGCTGCCGTGGCGCGCGGGACGCTGGGCTCGAGCGCGACCGGCGACGCGCTGTTCACGGCAGCGTCTGCCGCCGCCGCCCGCACGACGCTGGGCTCGAGCGCGACGGGCGACGCTCTCTTCACGGCGGCGTCCGCCGCAGCCGCCCGCACGACGCTCGACGCCGCGGCGCTGTCGCAGTCGCAGTCGTGGGGCGCCGGCCAGACGCCGCTGACCGCCACGCTGACGGACGCGGCCACGGTGAATTGGGACATGGCGACGGCGCAAGTCGGCGCGGTCACCTGCGCGGCGGCGCGCACGTTCGCGGCGCCGACGAACCAAGTCGCGAACAGGTTCTATGCGCTGAGCATCACCAACAGCGGCGGCGCCTGGGCGCATGCGTTCAACGCGGCGTTCATCTTCGACGCGAACGACGGGACGCCCGGCAGCTTCCCCGCGAGCGCGCGCCTGCATCTGGTCTTCCGGTCGGACGGCACGAACCTGCGTGAGTGGGGCCGCCGGCAGGTGGCGTCGTAAGATGCTGTCGCCCGAGTTCCTCGCGATCGGCGGCGGGTCGTCCGGCTACGCCGCCAAGAACTCGCTGCGGTTCCGCGCGAGCAACAGCGCGTATCTGGAGCGCACGCCGGCGGGCGCTGGCAACCGCAAGACCTGGACATGGTCGGCGTGGGTGAAGCGCGGGACGCTCGGCGGCGCGGTGTCGATGAACCTGTTCGTCGGCAATCGCGCCGGCACGACGGACGCGACCTATACCGACATCGTCTTCACTCCGAGCGACCAGTTCGCGGTTCGAGGCTATGCCACAAACTGGCGCATCACGACCGCGGTTTTCCGCGATCCGAGCGCGTGGTATCACCTCGTCGTCGCGCTCGACACGACGCAGGCGACGGCCGCCGATCGCGTGAAGGTCTACGTGAACGGCACGCAGATCACCTCGTTCGGCACGAGCAACAACCCGGCGCTCAACGCAGACCTCGCTGTAAACGCCGCGCTGCCGCAGTCGGTCGGCCGCGACGTGAGCGGCGGCGGCACGTTCTTCGACGGCCACATGGCGCATGTCTATTTGATCGACGGGCAGGCGCTGACGCCCAGCTCGTTCGGCAGGACGGACGCGGCGACGGGCGAGTGGGTGCCGACCAACTACAGCGGCAGCTACGGCACCAACGGTTTCCGCCTGTCGTTCGAGGACGCGGCCTCGACGACGACGATCGGCTACGACAGTTCCGGCGCGGCGAACCACATGACGACGAGCGGCGTCTCGGTCACCGCCGGCACGACGTTCGACCAGATGACCGATACGCCGACGCTGAATTACTGCGTCTTGAATCCGGTCAATCCGACAGGCTCGACGCTGTCGAATGCAAACTTGTCGGCGAGCATTCCGTTCGCGACCAACAGCATCGTGAAGGGAACTTTCTCTGCAAGCTCTGGAAAATGGTACTGGGAGGTGACCGTCACAAGCGGCGGGGTTGGAACCGTTGGCGCCTTAGTCGACGGAGCGGCCGAAACATATTACCCCGGCTACACTTCTTCCGATGGCATCTCGTATCCCTCTGGCGGCGGAGTTTACAGAGGCGGAGCCCCGATCCAGACCTACAACTCGTTCACGACGAATGACGTAATTGGCGTTGCTCTCGATCTCGACAACGGGAAAATCTTCTTTTCAAAGAACGGGACATGGCAGGGCTCCTCCGATCCGGCAGCGGGAACAAATCCAGCTGCCTCCACGGGCATTGCTGGTAAAACGTGGAACGTCGCCAACGGCAATAACTCAGCATCGGCGGCGGGTCATGCTTTCAACTTCGGCGCCCGCCCCTTCGCCTACTCGCCGCCGACCGGGTTCGCCGCGCTCAACACGAGGAACCTCCCGACGCCGTCGATCAAGCGGTCTCGCCAGTATTTCGACACGCGGCTGCGAACCGGCACGGGCGCGGCGGCGAGCGTGGCGGACCTGGAGTTCGCGCCGGATCTGGTGTGGATCAAGAGCCGCTCGGCGGCGACGACGCACAACCTCTTCGACACCTCGCGCGGCGCGCAGAAGGGCGTCCAGACGACCGGCCCCAATGCCGAGTTCACCGACGCCAACTCGCTGTCGGCGTTCGGATCGAACGGCTATTCGCTCGGGACCGACGCCTCGTCGCGCGGCGTCAACGTCAACACCGCGACCTATTTCGACTGGGCGCTGAAGAGCGGCTCGGCGCCGGGCTTCAACATCACGCTGTTCACCGGAGACGGCACGGGCGCGCGCACGATCAACCACGGGCTCGGCGTCACCCCGCAGCTGATGCTGGTGCGCGGGCGCGACGCGCGCGTGTGGGCGGGCTGGCACAAGAACCTGACCAGCGCGGCCTATTACGTCGATCTCGGCACGGTCGCAGCCGAGGCGGTCGACACGACGATGTTCGACAGCGCCGCGCCGGGCGCGTCGTCGTTCCGCGTCGGCAGCTACAACAACGCGAACCTGGTCAACTACCTCGCGTACCTCTTCACCGAGGTGCCGGGCTTCTCGCGCATCGGCGTCTACACCGGCAATGCCTCGACGGATGGCCCGTTCGTTTGGTGCGGCTTCAAGCCGAAGTTCGTGATGGTGAAGGCCCGCGACGCCGCCACGGGCTGGTTCATCGCGAACCCGTCGAACTCGGCCAACGAGGTGATCCAGCGCGTGTTCGCGGATGGCGCGAACGCCGAGGCGTCGAACATTTACGGCCTCGACCTGCTGGCCGGCGGCTTCAAGGTTCGCGCGCCGACCGGCTACAGCCTGAACAACAGCGGCATCAGCTACCTGTTCATCGCTTTTGCCGAGGTGCCATTCAAATACGCGAGGGCCAGATAATGCGCTTCCTCTTTCCTGACGGCCAGCTCGTCATGCTCGACCGCGCCTTCGAGCGCGAGGGCGTCAACTACCCGGCCGAGTGGCTGCGGCAGATGTCGCCCGCCGACCGCGCGGCCTGGGGCCTCGTCGAGGCGCCCGAGCCCGTGGCGCCCGTGACGCCCGTGACGCCCGCGCCGCCGGTCGTGCCGGCGTCGGTCTCGCCGCGGCAGGCGCGCCTCGCGCTGCTGCAAGCCGGGCTGCTCGACCAGGTCGAGGCGGCGGTCAAGGCCGGGACGCAGGCCGCGCAGATCGAGTGGGAGTTCGGCCTCGAGGTCCGCCGCGACCATGCGTGGCTCGCGGCCGTGGCCGGCCAGCTCGGACTGAGCGACGCGCAGGTCGACGACCTGTTCCGCGCGGCCGCGGCGCTGTGAGGCGGCCATGACCGACAACGCGATCCTGACCCACGCGCAGGAGATCGGAGCCCTCAAGGCCGAGGTCGCCAACATGAAGAACCGCTTGGAAGACATGGACGCCAAGCTCGACCAGCTGGTCGAGGCCGCGAACATGGGCAAGGGCGCGTGGTGGCTGTCGGTCAAGGTCGGCGGCGTCATCGTCACCGGACTGGCCGGGCTAGCGTGGCTCTGGCAGCACGTTCTCCAGATGCTGCCGGGGCGCTGATGCCCTTCCCCAAGCTGACGCGCGCCGAGGCGCTGCGCCGCATCGAGGCGGTCGAGGAGGCGCTGCGGGACGGGCACCCGCCCATCGGCACCCCGGCGCGGCACGGCCAGCGCAACGCCTTCGCCATCGGGCTCGCGCGCGCCGGCGTGGGCGGCAACACCTCGACCGAGGTGCTGGAGCGCCTCGAGGCCGCCGCCGGCAGGGCGATCGACTGGTCGCTCTACCCCGGCGCCCCGCCACGCGCGGAGCCGCTGCCGCCGCGCTTCGACCCGCCGCATATCCCCGACGCGGACATCCCGGTCGAGGAGCTCATCCAGAAGCTCGAGCGCAACTACCAGCGCCGCGCCGAGCATGTTGCCGCGAAGACCTGGGCGCGGTTCACGCTGAAGGCCGACGGACCCTACGTCCTGGCGGTGGTCGGAGACCCGCATCTCGACGACCCAGGCACCGACTGGGGCCTGCTGCGCCGGCATCACGCGCTGCTGCGCCGCGAGCATGTCCACGGCGTCTGCCTGGGCGACGTCGTCAACAACTGGGCAGGCCGCCTGCAGCGGCTCTATGCCGAGCAGGAGGTCACGCGCACCCAGGGCTGGAAGCTCGCGCAGTGGTTCTTCGCGACCGTGCCGTGGCTCGTGATCGTCAAGGGCAACCATGACCTCTGGTCCTCCTCGCACGGGACGGGCGACCCGCTCGACTGGATGTCGCGCGGCGCGGCCATGCTCGAGGACTGGCAAGCCAAGTTCGAGGTGGCGACGCCGAGCGGCCACGCGACGCGCATCTGGGCGGCGCACGATTTCAAGGGGACGAGCATCTACAACCCGCTGCACGGTCCCATGCGCGCGGCGAAGTTCGGCGCGGGCGAGGCGGACGTCTACGTCGCCGGCCATCAGCATCACTGGGAACTGTTCAACGGCGAGGACGCGAACAAGTCGCGCCGGCCGTTCTGGCTCGCGCGCGCGCGCGGCTACAAGTTCCTCGACGCCTACGCCGACCAGCACCAGTTCGGCTCGCAGAAGCACGGCGCGACGATCGGGATCGTCGTCGATCCGACGCGCGAGGGTCCGGCTGGGCTTCACTGCTACGCCGACCTCGAGGAGGCCGTCGAGGTCATGGAGTGGCGACGCGCGCGCATGGAGGTGCCGAGTGCCAAGGCGAAGAGGCGGCTATGACGATCCGGACTGGCAAGAGGTCGGGTCGCATCTTGGTGAGGCGTTCTCAGGCTCGATATGCGAGCTCCGCAGCGCGGACCCGCCGGGCCGCCCGTTCCAGCCGAAGCGCGAACAGCTCGGGTTCTGCGTCGACCCCGAAGCCTACCGCGCCGCTCGCCGCGGTCGCGGTCGTCGTCGCCTGGCTAAGGCTGGGCGAGCCGATCCCTGACGGCTGGCGCCTCGCGGCCCAGCGTCTGACGCACCACCACCGCTACAGCGTCCTGATCGAGAAGGTGACCCCGTGATCGCAGCCCTGATCCCCATCCTCGGCCCGCTGCTGGGCCAGGTCGTCAAGTCCGTGTTCCCGAACGCCGACGACGAGCTCAAGCGCCTCGAGCTCCAGAACCAGATCCAGCTGGCGCTGATCAACAACTCGGCGGCGCTCGAGACCGCGGCGGCGTCCATCGTCAAGGCCGAGGCCGAGAGCGAGAACTGGCTGACGTCTTCCTGGAGACCGATCCTCATGCTGGTGTTCGGCTCGCTGATCGTCGCGCGATGGTTCGGGTTCACGGCGCCGGGCATCACCGAGGCCGTCGAGCTCAAGCTCTGGGGCATCCTCGAGGTCGGCATCGGCGGCTACGTCATCGGCCGCAGCGCGGAGAAGATCGCGCCGCAGATCGCGTCGGCGCTCAAGAAATGAGCCTGACGGATCGCTGCCGGCGGCGACTAGCCGGCGTCCACGCCGACCTCGTGCGCGTCGTCGAGCGCGCCGCGAGCGACGGCGTCGTGCAGTTCATCGTGACCGAGGGGCTGCGCACTGAGGCGAGGCAGCGCGAGCTGCTGGCCGCTGGCGCGTCGCGCACCATGCGGTCGAGGCATCTGTCCGGTCATGCGGTCGACCTGGCGGTGACCGTCGGCGGCGAGGTGCGATGGGACTGGCCGCTCTACGCGAAGCTCGGCGCGGCGGTGAAGATGGCAGCCGCTGCCGAGGGCGTGGCGATCGAGTGGGGCGGGGACTGGCCGAGGTTCCGCGACGGGCCGCACTTCCAGCTGCCGTGGCAGACGCATCCGTTAAGGACCGATTGACGGCGGCAGCGAGATTACGCCGCAGGAACTGGTCGATGGTTTCCTGATCCGCATTAGGATCAGGGGAACCATGAAAGCAAGAACGATCCCGATCGTCGCGCACATTGACGCCGAGGGCGTCGAGCGCTCCACCGCCTACGTTGTAACCCGCGCGCGGATCTCGCCCGTGGCGCGACCGGCTCGCGAGCCGATCGCCGTCGTCGTCGAGGTCGGCGGCATGGGCCGGTTCTACGCGCTGGCCGACGCAGGCCAGCGCATGTCGCCGCAACTGTGCAAGGCTCCAGCGCTGGTCGAGCTGTCTGGCGGCGGGCTGTCAGTCGGCTGGCTGGTCCCGCGCCGGCGCGACCGGTTCGACATCCTGCGGCTGTTCGGCGGCGCGCCGCTGCACCGTTCGGTGGGCGTCGACGCCGCCATGCCGCTGGTGTCGATCCTGACCTGCTGACATCCGGCGGGCGATGAGCTCGCCGGTTGCGCGCGCAGCTGCCGCGCCGGCCTCCTCGAGCAGGTGCGCGTAGCCCTTCGTCGTCTGCGCGCTGCGGTGGCCGAGGAGCTCGCCGATCTGGTGGAGGCTGACGCCGGCCGCCAGGGCGGCGGACGCGAACGAGTGGCGCAGGTCGTGAAGGCGCAGGTCCGGGCAGCCGGCCGCCTCGCGCACGGCAACCCAGCATTTGTGCGGGCAGGCCAGGCCCGTGATCGTGCCGCCGCGGACGCGGGGCAAGGTGCGCAGGACGGCGACCGCCTGCGGCGGGAGGTGGATCACGCGCTCGCTGCCGTCGGCGTCGGCCTTGTGCTCGGCCAGCCTGATCGTCGTGCCGTCGAGGTCCGACCAGCGCGCGCGCGCGATCTCGCCGCGCCGGGCTCCGGTCCAGATCAGCAGCCTGATGAAGGCGACCGCCTGCGGGAACTTGGCGGCGCGGGCCTCGAGGGCGGCGTCGATGCGCCGCGCCTCGTCCACGCTCATGTAGCGGCGCCGGCGGCGCTCGCGGTTGCGCTCGACGCCCTGGCACGGGTTCGGACCTGGGTGCCAGCCCCAGCGCCTCGAGGCCAGCGACATCGCTTTCGACAGGCAGGCAAGCGCGCGGTTGGCGGCGACGCGCCGGGGGATGGCGGCATGCCAGGCGACGACGCCGCCGTGCGTCAGGTCGGCGACCTTCGTCGTGCCGATCCGCGGCTTGATCCACCGGGCGATCACGCTGCGGTCGCCGGCCGCGCTTTTCTTGCGGTCTCCGTGCTCGACCAGGTAGCGGTCCATCATCTCGGCGACGGTCGGCGCGGAGCGCGCCTCCTGCCGGTCTGCGGACGGGTCGCGGCCGGCGGCGACCTGCTCGAGCAGGTCGCGCGCGATGGTCCGCGCGCGGGCCTGCCGGATCGTCGGCCAGTCCCCGATCTTGGGCCGGCGCTGCGCGCCGCGGCGGCTGCGGTAGTAGAGATACCAGACGCGTCGCGCGCCCAGGACGCGCAGCTGCAGGCCCGGCACGGTCTCGTCCTTCAGCGTCGCGCCGGGCGGGGCGGCGAGGATGTCCTGGTCACGCACTGGTCACGCTCATCTGTTGCCATGCGTGAACAGGCTACATCCAGTTTCGTTGAAAATCAGCTATTTATGGGCGAGCGTGGCCGGGCAAGATGTCGCCGGGCAGGACTGAAAATCGCAGTGTCGCTGGTTCGATTCCGGCCCTGGGCACCATTACTTTTCAAGGGGTTAGCGCGCCCCTCCCGAGCTCGGGGAAAACGCGCTGGTCACACACTGGTCACGACGAAAAAGGGGCGCCCAGCATGGCCTGGACGCCCCTTCCGACGCTCCACGGGGGGGAGGAGACCCGCGGCGTCTACGCGCGCATGTGCGCGCGCTCGAACTCCTGCACCGACGGCACGGGGTAGAGGATCGTGCGGCCGAGCTTGATGTAGGCCGGGCCTTTGCCCTGAGCGCGCCAGTTGCTCAACGTGCCGGCGCTCTTGTGCCAGCGCGCGGCCAGCTGGTCCGGCGTCAGGTGTTCGGGCTGGTCTTCCATTGTGGCCTCGCGTGACATAGTGGCATCCAGTATCGCCATCGGTGCGATTTCGTCAACCTCGCGCGAAAAATAGACCACCACGACGGCGGCGCGCGGGCGTCAATTCGCGATTGTTTCCCGCGCGGCCGGCTTGACTACGGCTTGATCCAGAGGACCGGCGAGGCGCTGGCGACGCGCATGTCCTCGAGCAGCCCGCCGCCCGGCAGGAGCAGGTTGTGCGCGCCGTCGGCGTAGCCGCGGCGCAAGGTGCCGAGGTGGCGCTGGCCGGCGCTGTCCTCGACGATCGCGAGGCGGCCGGCGGCGAGCTCGGCGGCGACGGCGCGGCCGGGCTGGAAGAACAGAACCCAGCCATCCATGAAGTCGAGCGCGCTGCCGGCGGTCTGCGCGCGCACGGCGACGACGTCGGGGGGCAGGGCGGGATGGCCGTCGACTGAGACGCTGGCCTTGTCGAGCCGCACGATCATGCGCGCGTCGACGACGCCGACCATGCGCACCCGCGTTGCCGCAGGCGCCGCGCCTGGCCGAGGCTGGATGCGGACGCCGGCGTGGGACAGCACTTCCGCGACCTCGACGCCGAGGAAGTCTGCGATCTCCTGCGCCTGCGGCAGCTGCAGGCGGCGGCGACCGTTGAGCAGCAGCGACACCGCGGAAGCGTCGAGGCCGAGGTGGTTGGCGAGCGCGCGCTGCGTGGTCTTGCGGGCGCGCAACTGCGCGGCGAACCAGGATCTGTCGATGCGTTGAGCCATGCGATGACGGTGCGGCGATGCTGGCCGGGAGTCAACGGAGCATCACGGTTACTCATTTTGAGCAACGATGACGAATTGTCATTGACAGAACCGCACGGGCGGCTCTATACACGCATCCATGCCGCATGGACGCGGCGAAGGGAGAAGACACGATCATGAACGTTCGCATCCTCAACATCGAAGTCGACGTCAACTACGTCGTAGCGACGGTCGTGCCGGCCGACAACGCCGGCAGCGCGCTCGCGACCTACTCGGGCAACACCGCCTTCGACGCGGTCGACGCGGCCTGGGGTTGGGCCGATCGCAACGGCCATGTCGTCGTGGAGGCCTGACGCTCTGACGATGACGGCTCTGGCAAGCCCCGCCTCGCAAATCGCGAGCGGGGCTTGAGGCGGTAGGAAGGAAGGAGGTGGCACATGAGCCACAACAGACTGACCATCGACACCATCGCGACGACGCCGATCGGCGAGCTGATCGGCACCCCGGTCGACCAGCTGGCGATGCTGGCCGACGACATCACCCTGCTCGAGGAGCGGGCGAAGGCGGCGAAGCGGCACCTTAACATGCTGGTGCGCGCCAAGTTCGCCGACGAGCTCAACGGCCACGTGCTCGGCACCAAGCGCATCCCGGTCGACGGCATCGACGTCGTCGTCAACCTGCCGAAGACGGTGTCCTGGGACCAGGACGAGCTGCGCAAGATCGAGGAGCAGAAGGACCAGTGGGGCAAGCCCTTCTGGACCTACATGGAGATCAAGCGCTCGGTCGCGGAAAAGGTCTTCGACACGCTCGACGCCGCGGGCAAGCAGGCGTTCGGCGCGGCGCGCACGGTCAAGGCCGGCGCCCAGGCGGTCAAGTTCGAGCGCAAGGGAGGGCAGGCCTGATGGCGATCTCGCTCAAGTCCCTGCAGCGTGGCGCGGCGATGAAGCCGCCGCGCATGCTGGTCTACGGCGTAGCCGGCATCGGCAAGACGACGCTGTCCGCCGGCGCGCCGGCGCCGATCGTGCTCCAGACCGAGGACGGCCTGGGTACGCTGGACGTCCCGGCGTTCCCGCTCGCCAAGACCTTTGGCGACGTCATGGACGCGCTGCAGGCGCTGGCGACCGAGGCGCACGAGTTCAAGACGCTCGTCGTCGACAGCCTCGACTGGCTCGAGCCGCTCGTCTACGCGCACACGTGCGCGGTCAACAAGTGGGGCTCGATCGAAGATCCGGGATACGGCAAGGGCTACCTGGCCGCGCTGGCGTTTTGGCGAGACTACATCAGCGCCATCAACTACCTGCGCGACGAGATCGGCATGACGATCGTGCAGCTGGCGCACTCGCAGATCCGTCGCTTCGAGAGCCCGGAGACGGAGCCCTACGACCGCTACGAGCTCAAGCTGCAGAAGCACACGGCGGCGCTGGTCATGGAGCACTCGGACGTCGTGCTCTTCGCCAACTACCGGGTCGGCGTGGCGAAGGCCGACGCCGGCTTCAACAAGAAGGTCGCGCGCGCCATCGGGTCCGGCGAGCGCGTGATCAACACGACCGAGCGGCCGGCGTGGCTGGCTAAGAACCGCTACGCGATGCCGGACCAGATCCCGATGCCGCGCGACGGCGCATGGTCGCTGCTCGCGCAGCATATCCCCTACTTCAACCCGACGAAGGAGTGACTGACATGGTTGCGCTGAACTTCAACGCGGCGAACGTGAAGCCGCGCGAGGACGCCGAGGTGCTGCCGCCCGGCGACTACGTGGCGATGATCACCAACAGCGAGATGCGCGAGACGAAGGACGGCTCTGGCCAGTACCTGTGGCTCGAGATGGACATCACCGAGGGCGAGCACCAGGGTCGCAAGATCTGGGACCGGCTTAACCTGGTCAACCGCAACGCCAAGGCGGTCGAGATCGCGGAGCGGACGCTCTCGAGCATCTGCCACGCGGTCGGCAAGCTGAATGTCCAGGACAGTGAGGAGCTGCACGGCTGCACTCTCGTCGCCAAAATCAAGGTGCGGCCGGGCCAGGGCGACTACGGGCCGAGCAACGAGGTGGCGAACTACCGGGCCGCCGGCGCGGTCGTGCCGATGGCGCGCCAGGCGCCCGCGCAGCCGGCGGCGCAGGCCGCCAAGCCGGCGGCGCAGCCGCCGGCGGCCCGTGCGGCCGCGGGAGCGACACCGCCGTGGCGTCGGTGACAAAGACGCAACCCGAGCGCGCGTGGGACGATCCCCTCTGGTGGTCGGCCACGCGCGCCATCATCGCAGCGCTCGCACGAGGTGAGACATGGCGCCCATCCCCCAGCGAAAGCACGACACGCGCTCGCTGATCTTCCGCGCGATCGCCGACGCGCAAGCCGACAGCCGACGCCTCCACCTGGGGGCGTCGGTCATCGGCCGGCAGTGCGAGCGGCAGCTCTGGTACTCGTTCCGCTGGGCGCGCACCGTCCGGCACGAGGGCAAGCTGCTGCGCATCTTCGCGCGCGGGCAGCTCGAGGAGGCGCGCATCACCGCCGACCTGCGACGCGCAGGCATGACGGTGATGGACGTCGATCCCGACAGCGGCCGGCAGTGGACCGTGCGCGATGCCGGCGGGCATTTCGGCGGGAGCATGGACGGCGTCGTGCTCGGCGTTCCCGAGGCGCCGGCGACCTGGCACCTGCTGGAATACAAGACCCACAACGCCAAGTCCTTCGCCGATCTCGCCAAGAAGGGCGTGGCGGCGGCCAAGCCCGAGCACTACGCGCAGATGCAGGTCTACATGCACCTGAGTGGGCTCACGCGCGCGCTCTACATCGCGGTCAACAAGGACGACGAGGACATCTTCTGCGAGCGCATCCGGCACGACGCGGCCGAGGCGATCCGGTTGGTTGAGAAGGCGCGGCGCATCGTCGAGGCGGACACGCCGCCGTCCAGGCTGTCGGCCGACCCGTCCTTCTACCTGTGCCGCTGGTGCGACTACCGCGACATCTGCCACGGCGACGAGCTGCCCGAGCGCAACTGCCGCACGTGCATGAATAGCTGGGCTGCGGGCGACGGCACGTGGAAGTGCCAGCAGGAAAGGGACATGGGCGACGGTCGCGCCGCGCTGCCCTGCCATCGGTTCATTCCGCCGCTGGTGCCGCGCGAGCAGGTCGACGTCCGGGACGACACGATCGTCTACGCCGGCGGCTGGGAGGACAGCGGGCCATGATTGAGCTGCGTCCCTACCAGCAGGCGTCGATCGACGCGCTCTACGACTGGTTCATGCGCGAGCAGGGCAACCCGTTGGTGGTCCTGCCGACGGGCACGGGCAAGAGCGTGGTCATCGCGGAGTTCATCCGCGGCGTGTTCCAGGCCTGGCCGGACAGCCGCGTGATGATGCTCACGCACGTGCGCGAGCTCATCGCGCAGAACTACGCGGCGCTGGTCCGGCACTGGCCTGACGCGCCGGCCGGCATCTATTCGGCCGGGCTCGGCCGCCGGGACATCGGCCAGCCGATCACGTGTGCCGGCATCCAGTCGATCTGGCGGCGCGCCTACGCGGTCCAGCGCTGCGACCTGGTGATCGTCGACGAGGCGCACCTGATACCGCGCGACGCCTCGACCATGTACGGCAAATTTCTGGCCGACATGCGGCAGATCAACCCGGCGCTCAAGATCATCGGTTTCACGGCCACGCCCTATCGCCTCGACAGCGGCATGCTGCACAAGGGCGACGGCGCGGTCTTCAATGGCATCGCCTACGAGATGACGATCCTCGAGGCCGTGCAGCAGGGCTACCTGTCCGAGGTCGTGCCGAAACAGCCTAAGACGCAGCTCGACGTTTCGGGCGTCGGCAGCTACGGCGGCGAGTTCATCCAGAAGGAGCTCGAGCGCGCGGTCGACGTCGACGAGATCACCAAGGCGGCGGTCGACGAGATCGTTGCGCACGGCCAGTCGCGCGGGTCGTGGCTGATCTTCTGCTCGGGCGTCGGACACGCCGAGCACGTGCGCGACGCGATCCGCGAGCGCGGGTTCTCCTGCGAGACGGTGACGGGCGAGACGTCGCCGGCCGATCGCGACCGGATCATCGGCGCGTTCAAGTCCGGCGCGCTGCGCGCGATCACCAACATGTCGGTGCTCACGACCGGGTTCGATGCCCCAGGCACCGACCTGATCGCGGCGTTGCGGCCGACCAAGTCCGCCGGCCTTTGGGTCCAGATGGTCGGGCGCGGCACCCGGCTCGCGAGCGGCAAGGAGGATTGCCTGCTGCTGGATTTCGCCGGCAACTGCAAGCGCCACGGGCCGATCGACAGGATCAAGGTCGGGCAGCCGGGCGAGGGCAGCGAGGGCGAGGCGCCGGTCAAGATCTGCCCGGAGTGCTCGACGATCGTGGCGGCGGCGGCGCGCGTCTGCCCGCAGTGCGAATACGAGTTCCCGCCGCCCAAGCCCAAGATCGCGCCCGAGGCCGCGACCGACGCGGTGCTCTCGACGCAGATCCGCGACACCTGGTGCGACGTCGACGAAGTCCACTACGCGCGCCACAAGAAGATGGGCGGCATAGATTCCATGCGCGTCGAGTACCGGTGCGGCATGGTCATGCATCGCGAGTGGATCTGCTTTGAGCATGTCGGCTATGCGCGGCAGAAGGCGGTGGCCTGGTGGAACCGGCGCGCGCCGGGCCAGCCCGTGCCGGCGACGATCGACGACGCGCTGGCGGCGGCGCCGAGCCTGCCGACCCCGCAGCGCATCGCGGTCAGGCCGGCGGGGAAATACACCGAGATCGTGCGCCATGACTGGTAAGCGGCGAGGCAAGAAGATCATGCGGGCGATCCACGCCTGGGCGCTCGGGCACGGCGGCGTGTTCGACGTCCGCGACCTGATCGAGGTGTTCGAGACGGAGACCGGCAGGTCGCTGGGCAACTCGTGCCGCTGGCTCCAGCGCGACGAGCTGCTCGAGCAGGTCGAGGCGATCGAGCGCGCGGGCTCGCACGGCGCGACGATCTACAGGTTCCGCGCAGTGCCGGGCAGCGTCTACGTCGCGCGCAAGCCGGTCGAGAAGCGCAGGCTGATCGACCCGGAGCGGGCCTGGGCGCAGCTGATGAATGGGCGCCGGTTCGAGGACGTCGAGGACGTCCGGCCGGCGGTCGGGCCGCGGCCCTGGAGGCCGCCGACGCTCCACCCGACGGCATACACGTGACAATATCGCAACGGAGACGGTGATGGTGAAGGCAGGCGAGATCCTCGAGACGGCGGCGCAGCTGGTGGACGGCGAGCGCGCCAGGCTCCACGGCGACAAGGTCGAGAACCACAACTGCATCGCGGGGCTGTGGAGCGCCTACCTGCGCATCACGCAGGAGCGGCGCGTCACGGGCGGCGTCGACGCGATCGACGTCGCCAACATGATGATCCTGCTGAAGGTGGCGCGCACGGTCTCTGGCGGCGACCACAACATCGACAACTACGTGGACGCCGCGGGCTACGCGGCGGTGGCCGGCGAGATTGCGGAGCGCTGGCACAAGCTCAGGCAGTGATCTGCCTGCGGTGCGGTCGCGACGCGCGGGTGTTCGTGACCGACCCGGACTGGCTCTACCCGCGCACGTTCTGCAGCTACTCATGCATGGAGATGGGACAGATGGTTGATCCGACAGACGCAGAGAAGCAAGCGATCCAGGCCGCCGGCGTTGCCGTCGGGCAGTACCTGGAGGAGGTCGGGCAGACCGACCTCGCGAAGCTGACCGGCGAGCAGTTCGACATGGTGATCGAGGTCGCGGTGACCGCGTACACCGAGAGCCTGCAAGCGGCGCCGCCGTTCTGATGCGCCGCCAGGTGCCGCAGCGGAAGCGCCGCGTCCGAAGCGCTGAAATGCTGGCGCTGCTCGACGCGATCAATCGCTGCGAGATCAGGGACGCGCCAGGGCGCAAATGGTTTGCGCGCGAGCGCTGGCCGGAAGTGCAGACGCAGTCGTCGCTGTGCGCCGAGGCAGCATTTCCGTCACGCACTCGCTGGGCGCTCGGCGGCGGCGGCTTTCGGGTCGCGATGCAGAGCGCAGCAGAGTGAGGAGGAGGGCATGGAGATGAAAGACAACGAGTGCGAGCTGACGATCCGCCTACGGGCGGCAGCGGACGAAGAAGCTAGGAGCGACCTCCCGTTCTTGGGGGCGGTCTGTGAGATCAAGACGTTGCGCCGCGAGCGCGCGATGCTTCTGGGGGCGCTGCAGACCATCCGCGACGCCGACGACCTCTGCCGCCGGCTTCGCATCCCCCACATGCCGACGTCATCGAGGATGAAGCTGGATCAGGTCTTTGAGCTGTTCCGCGAGATCGTGGCCGACATGGAGGGCAAGCCATGATCGACCTTCGCAACACCGCGACCGTGTACGCGCACGAGCGCGGGTGGTCGGTCTTCCCGGTCCACGGCGTGGTCGATGGCCGCTGCACCTGCGGCAGCCCGACCTGCGGGAACCCTGGGAAGCATCCCGTCCCGTCGAACGGGCTGAAGGCGGCGACGCGCGATCCCCGACAGATCACGCTGCTGTTCCGGCCGGGCCACAACGTGGCGGTGGCGACGGGCGAGGTGTCCGGGTTCTGGGCGCTTGACGTCGACGGTGCTGCTGGCGAGGCCAGCCTGGCCGCGCTCGAGGCCGAGCACGGCGCGCTGCCGACGACGCTGGTGCATTTCACCGGAAAGGGGAAGCACCTGTTCTTTCGGTGGAAAGCCCCGGTCAAGAACTCGGTGCGCCAGCTGGGCGACGGCCTCGACGTCCGGGGCGACGGCGGCTACATCGTCGCCGCGCCGTCGGTCCACGCGAGCGGGGCGCAGTACCGGTTCGCGGACGAGACGACGCCGATCGCCGACGCGCCGGACTGGCTCGAGGCCAGGGTGGCGAAGGGCGCGCCGGCGCCGCTGCTGGCGCTGCCGCCCGACCGGCATGTCGACCCCGAGCATGACCTGACCGAGGACCAGGTGCGGGACATGCTGGGCTACATCCACCCGGACTGCGACTACCAGACCTGGCTCGAGGTCGGGATGGCGCTGCATGCCGGCGCCTACCGGGTCGAGACCTGGGACAACTGGTCGGCGGGCGGGGCCAAGTACCGGCGCGGCGAGTGCCATCGCAAGTGGCGGGGGTTCAAGCCCGGCGCGATCAGCATGGGGACGCTGTGGTTCCATGCCATGCAGGGCGGCTGGCGGCCTGAGACCTCGAGGCCGATCCTCGAGGCCGGGCCGCACCCGGCCGCGGGGCTCCTGACCAAGATCAAGCGGCGGTCGAGGCCGCTGCAGCCGGCGGGCGCGCCGGCCGTGGCCGGCCGGCTGTCGTTCAAGCCGCTCGAGCTGCCCGGCCCGATCGGCGAGACCGTGCGGTGGATCGTCGGGTCGTCGATCCGCCCGCAGCCCGAGCTCGCGCTGGCGAACACGCTGGCGGCGCTCGGCGCGGTGTTTGGCCGGCGCTACGCGAGCGAGTGGGACACCCGCACCAACCTCTACCTGGTCGGCATCGCGGCGACGGGCTCGGGGAAGGACCACAGCCGCAAGGCGGTGAAGAAGCTGCTGGCAGCCGCGGGCCTGCATCACCTGCTGGCGGGCGACAGCATCGTGTCTGGCGCCGGGCTCCTGCGCGGGCTGCAGGCGCAGCCGGCGCAGATCCTCCACCTGGACGAGTTCGGCATGCTGCTGAAGTCGATCACGCAGGAGGACGGGCCGGCGCACCTGCGGTCGATCTCGAAGGCGCTGCTCGAGCTGTTCTCCTCGAGCGGGTCGATCTTCCACGGCGGGCACTATGCGAGCTCGGACATCGACCCGATCGTGATCGACCATCCGCACCTGTGCATCTACGCGACGACGGCGCTGTCGACCTACCGTGAGGGGCTGACGCGCGCGGCGGTGGCCTCGGGCGAGCTCAACCGGTTCCTGGTCATCCCGGCCGCCGACGACCTGCCGAGGCTGTCGAGGTCAGTGGTCGAGGTCCAGCCGCCCGAGCGCCTCGTGGCGCAGTGGGCCGCCTTTGGCGCCACGATGGCCCCAGGACAGGGGAACCTCGTCGGGGTGGGGGGCAAGGCCTCCGGGCCTCCCCAGCCCATCCTGGTGCGATGGGCGGGCGTCCTCGAGCGCATCCACAAGATCGGGGACGACGCCGACGACGTCGTGCGGGCGGCAGCGCCTCGAGGCTTGGCCGGCGTGTGGACACGCTACCGCGAGCAGGTGATCAAGATCGCCATGATCTCGGCGATCGCGCGCAACCCGGTCGTTCCGATCATGGAGGGCGGGGATCTCGATTTCGCGGAGGCCGTGGTCCGTCCGGCCTGCGAGTACGTTGCGCACCTCGCCTCGGATCACATCGCCGACAACCGCCACGAGCGCGCGGTCAACCAGGTGCTGGGCATCCTGCGCGACGCGCAGGGCGAGTGGGTGACAAAGTCCCAACTGGCGCGCCAGCTGCGCGGCCTGTCGGGGCGGGATCGGAGCCAGATCCTCGACGACCTGGTCAACGCGCAGGAGGCAGTCGAGATGCGGGCCGAGCGGGGGGCGTCGGGCAAGGTGACCCAGCACTACCGGATACTTCCCACATAATTCCCGCTCAATTCCTGTTGAAGAGCGGGTCGCAAGCTACTGATGCAAAAGGGAAAGTGGGGATAATTCCCTAATTCCCATCCCCATGAGAGGGAAGCACAATAGAGTGCAACAATGTGAAATAAAAAACAGGGGCAAGCATAGAGGGAAATAGGGAACTATCTATATACATAGAATATATATTATTGATTTATCTATATAAAACCCGCCTCCGGTGATTCCCGAGCCTACCGGGAACCATCGGGAAGTCAGGGAAGCACCTCGCTGCCTGTTCTGGTTGACAATATCGCATTGATCGGCATGATCGACACGGTGACAATCTCACAACGGAGGACGAGATGATCGGCAAGGTGAACGTCGGAGTGCTGCTCGAGGTCGACGAGGTGCTGCGCCTCGACAACGTGGCGGCCGCGACTAGGGACAGCCGGGCGGGCGTGGTCCGCCGGGCGATCCGCGAGCTGCTGGCGCGCGAGGACCCGCAGGTGCAGGCGGTGGCGTCGTGAGCGGGGGGCTGATCCTGCTCGTGCTGGCCTGCTGGTCGCCGACCGAGTGCATGGCGGTCAGGACGCCGGTCGAGACCGTGGCCGAGTGCCGGATCGTCTACCAGCGCCTGCGCGCCTCGCAGCCCGAGTGGCGCTGGGGCTATCCGGAATGCATGCGCGAGGGCAAGCCGGCGGCCAAGGCCGCGGGGGCGACGCGATGAGCAGCCCCTACCTGAGCCTGCCGGTGCGGTCGATGGTCGAGGTGATCCGGGACCGGCACCTTGAGCGCGAGGCCGCCGGCGACAAGAGCCGCGAGCACCTTGAGCGCGGCATGTTGCTCGACGAAATCGACCGCCTGCGCGTCGAGCTCGTGACCAAGCCGAACGCGATCGAGCAGGCGGCGCCGGCGGTCATGCTGGCCGTGTGCGCATGCGTCTGGGGCAGCGTCGCGCTGGTCTGGCTGCGGTGAGCGCATGACCGACCATTGCGCCCTGGCCGAGCGCATAGACGGCCCCGCAGTCGTGTCGTTCTCCGGCGGCAGGACCAGCGCGTACATGCTGTGGCGCATCTTGCAGGCGCACGGCGGCGAGCTCCCAGACGACGTGATCGTCCTGTTTGCCAACACCGGCAAGGAAATGCAGCAGACCCTCGACTTCGTCCGCGACTGCGCCGAGCGGTGGGGCGTACCTATCACCTGGGTCGAGTACGCGGACCACGACGAGGTAGCGCAGCGGTGGCGCATCGTGACCTACGAGACGGCCAGCAGAAACGGCGAGCCGTTCTCGGCGCTGATCCGGCGCAAGAAGATGCTGCCGAACGTCGTCGCCCGTTTCTGCACTGCCGATCTGAAGATCAGAGCCATGCACCGGATGCTGAAAGCGACGCGCGGGTGGACGGAATGGACAGAAGCCGTGGGGCTGCGCGCCGACGAGATGCATAGGGTCGCCAGCATTAGGGCGTCCAACGAAGGAAAGCGGGATGTGGTATGCCCGCTCGCGACGGCTGGCGTCACGAAGCGCGATGTTGCGGCGTTTTGGCAGCGGCAGAACTTCGATCTGAACTTGCAGGCCGTCAACGGACGCACGCCGCACGGAAACTGTGACCTGTGTTTCCTCAAGCCGATCGCCACGGTGCGCGCGATCATGCGCGATATCCCAGGTTCCGCAGACTGGTGGGTCGAGCAGGAGCGTCTGGTAAACGCGCGGTGGCGCGCGAACTGGCCGCCATACGCGCAGATCGCCGCCAACGTCGAGGCCAGCGCGGACCTGTTTGCCGAGGACGGCCGCGTCACCGAGTGCTTCTGCAATGGTGACACATGACCGACCATTGCGCCCTGGCCGAGCGCCTCGCTGCGGTGAGCTCGTGAGCATCACCAGCGAGGTCACCTGGTCGCGCGCCGACATCCCCTGGCGCGAGGATCATCTCCAGATGGCGGTCGCGACCTACTTGCGCCGCGCGAACGTCACGTTCGCGGCCGACCAGAACGAGGGCCGGCGGTCGTTGCGCGACGGCGCGCGCCGGAAGGCGATGGGCATGGCGGCCGGCGAGCCCGACTTGCGGATCTACCTGCCTGGCGGGCGGACGCTGTTCGTCGAGCTCAAGCGCAAGATCGGCAGGCTGTCCGACGCGCAAGAGTGGCGCCACGAGGAGCTGCGCCGGCTCGGCTTCCAGGTCGAGACGGTCTATGCCGCGACGCCGCGCGAGGCCGGCATCAAGGTGCTGGAGCTGATCAGCCGCTAGCCTGGTTCCCGCGCTGCCGGGGCGTTGCTATTTTGTCACTCTTGCAACCAGCGAGGTGACCAATGGGCAAGAAGGGCGGCAAGAAGGGCGGCGGCCGGCGGGGCTACTGATGCCTGCGCGCAAGGCCGGGCGTCCGCCCGGCACCGGCACGGCGAAGGTGTCGTCGCTCAAGGCGGCGATCATGACCGCGTTCTCGCGCGCGGGCGGCGCGACGTACCTCGAGCGCCTCGCGCGCAACGATCCCAAGACGTTCGTGCCGCTGCTGGCGAAGCTCGTGCCCCTCGAGGTCAAGGCCGAGATCGAGCACCAGGGCGGCATCCAGGTGCAGGTCGTGACCGGCATCACCCGCGCGCCAGGCGAGCCCGAGGCATGACGGCGCGGCTGGTCGACACCGGCTACCGGCCGCACGTGCATCAGGTCGAGATCCATGCGCGGCTCAAGCGCTTCTCGGTGCTGGTCTGCCATCGCCGGTTCGGCAAGACCGTGCTCGCCATCAACGCGCTGGTCGACGCCGCGCTGCGATGCTCGAGGACGGCGGGCCGGTTCGGCTACGTCGCGCCATACCTCAAGCAGGCCAAGGCGATCGCGTGGCTCTACCTGTGCCAGTACGCACTGGCCGTTCCCGGCGCGCGCAAGTCGGATGGCGAGCTCTGGATCGAGATGCCCAACGGCGCGCGCGTCACGCTCTACGGCGCGGACAACGCCGAGGGGCTGCGCGGCCTGTACCTCGACGGCGTCGTCCTCGACGAGGTCGCGGACATGCGACCCAACGTCTGGGGCGAGATCGTGCGTCCGGCGCTGGCCGATCGAAAGGGCTGGTGCCTGTTCATCGGGACACCCAAGGGGCTCAACCTGTTCCACGAGCTCTACCAGCAGGCGCTGACCGATCCGTCGTGGTACGCCGGGCTCTACCGCGCGGACGAGACGCGCCTGCCCTGGCTTGACGATGAGGAGCTCGCGCTCGCGCGCGCCTCTCAGTCCGAGGCCCAGTATCGGCAGGAGTGGCTCTGCGATTTCAGCGCCGCGACCGACAACACGCTGATCACGATCGACATGGCCTCTGACGCCTCGAAGCGCATGGTGCATCCGGCCGAAGTCGCCGGCGCGCCGCTGGTGATGGGCGTCGACGTTGCGCGCTATGGCGACGACCGCAGCGTCATCGTCACGCGCCAGGGGCTGATCGCGCACGAGCCCGAGGTCTTCCGCGGCGTCGACAACATGACGCTCGCCGCGCACGTGGCCGACCGCATCCAGCGCCATCGCCCCGACGCGGTGTTCGTCGACGCCGGCCGCGGCGAGGGCGTCATCGACCGCCTTCGGCAGCTGGGCCACGCGGTGGTCGAGGTCAATTTTGGCGGCTCGCCGACGAGCGGGCGCTACGCGAACAAGCGGGCCGAGATGTGGGACAGCATGGCCGAGTGGCTGCGCGCCGGCGCGATGCTGCCGGCGAACACCGAGCTGAAGACCGACCTCTGCGTCCCGACGTTCAAGATGAACCGCGCCGACAAGTTCGAGCTCGAGAGCAAGGACGACATCAAGAAGCGCGGGCAGAAGTCGCCGGACCTGGCCGACGCGCTCGCGCTCACGTTCGCGATGCCGGTGGCGCCTCGCACGGCGTTCGGCCAGCGCCAGTCGATGTCGATGGTGTCGGAATATGACCCGTTCGCCTGATCACGAGTGGACCGCGCCGCCGCCCGGCGCAGCGCCGCTGCAGGTCTGCGCGCGATGCGGCGCGCCTCGACGGCCGCCAATGTCGTCCGAGCCCTGCGACTACACCCGCAGCATCGCCCCTGCGCCCGCTCGCGCGACCGACTACGACCCGCACAACCTGGAGCGCTGACCCATGTGCATGTCTTCCCCGAAGGTGCCGGCGCCGCCGGCACCGCCGCCGCCGCCGCCCGAGCTGCCGAAGGAGCTCGACCAGGCGGCGAGGTCCGCGCGCGGCAACGAGCGCCAGCGCGCGTCGCTGGCCGCCGGCCGGAACAGCACGATCCTGACGAGCCCGATGGGCCTGTCGGACCAGGCCTCGACCGCCGCCGGCGGCAAGACCCTGCTGGGGCAGTGACATGGACGGGTTGACGAAGCGCGAGCATTTCGAGCGGAGGAAGTCCGCGCTCGTCAACGAGCGCGCGTCCTTCATCACGCACTATCGCGAGCTTTCGGACTGGATCAGCCCGCGGCGCGGGCGCTACTTCGTCCAGGACCGCAACAAGGGCGACAAGCGCAACGCCAAGATCATCAACTCCGCGGCGTCGATGGCGCTGCGGACGCTGGCGTCCGGGATGATGGCGGGGATCACCTCGCCGGCGCGCCCGTGGTTCCGGCTCGCGACGCCCGATCGAGACATGATGGAGTTCGGCCCGGTCAAGCTGTGGCTCGCCGCGGTCGAGCAGCGCATGCGCGAGGTGTTCGCCGGCTCCAACCTCTACAACCAGCTGTCGGTCCTCTACCGCGAGCTCGGGCTGTTCGGAACCGGCTGCATGACGGTGCTCGAGGATTTCGACGACGTCATCCGCATCTACAACCACACGGCCGGCGGCTACATGATCGGCCAGTCGCACCGCCTCGAGGTCGACACGCTCTACCGCGAGTTCGACATGACGGTCGGCCAGCTGGTGTCGCAGTTCGTCTACGGCGGCAACCGCGCCTTGAAGCCCAACTGGTCGGTCGTGTCGCCGGCGGTCAAGAACCTCTGGGACCGCGGCACGGTCGACGCCTGGGTGACGGTCGTGCATGCGATCGAGCCCAACGACGGCCGCGACCTGCGCATGCGCGACGCGCGCAACAAGCCGTTCCGGTCGGTCTATTACGAGGTCGGCGCGACCGGCGACACGATGCTGCGCGAAAGCGGCTTCGACGAGTTCCCCGCGATGGCCCCGCGCTGGGACGTCACGGGCGAGGACATCTACGGCACCGACTGCCCTGGCATGACGGCGCTGGGCGACGTCAAGGCGCTGCAGATCGAGGAGAAGCGCAAGGCCCAGGCGATCGACAAGATGTCGAACCCGCCGCTGTCCGGGCCGGCCAGCCTCCGCAACGTGCCGGTCTCGAGCCTGCCTGGCGGGCTGACGATCTACGACCAAGGCGAGAAGCAGGCGCTGGCGCCGGTCTACCAGGTCGACCCGCGCATCAACGAGCTCATGCTCGACATCCAGCGCACTGAGCAGCGCATTGAGCGCGCCTTCTACGCGGACCTGTTCTTGATGCTGTCGATGTCCGATCGCCGGCAGATCACGGCGCGCGAGGTCGAAGAGCGCCACGAGGAGAAGTTGTTGATGCTTGGGCCTGTCCTCGAGCGCCTGCACAACGAGCTGCTCGACCCGCTGATCGACCGCGTGTTCGCGGTGATGCTGCGCGCGTCGACCGACGGCAACGGCAGGTGGCTCGATCGCGCGGTGATCCCCGAGCCGCCGCAGGAGCTGCGCGGCATGGATCTAAAGGTCGAATACATCTCGATCCTGGCGCAGGCGCAGAAGGCGGTCGGCACGGTCGGCATCGAGCGCATCGCCGGCTTTGTCGGCGGGCTCGCGGCGATCAACCCCGAGGTTGTCGACAAGCTCGACCTCGACCAGATGGTCGACGACTACGGCGAGCTGACGGGCGTCAGTCCCAAGCTCGTCCGGCCGGACGACGACGTCGCGCAACGCCGCTCGCAGCGCGCGAAGCAGGTGGCCGCGCAGCAGGCGATCGCGCAGGCGCAGCCGATGGCCGACACGGTCAAGACGCTGAGCGACGCGAAGCTCGACCAGAACGGCCAGGACATGCTCTCGAAGCTGACCGGCCTGTGACCAGGTTGCCGTGACAAAAATGCAACGCCACAATGAGCGCGAGATGGTCGAACGAGCAGCAGAGGAAAAGCCTTACGACGCAGGCGACCTCGAGGCCGTCACGACGGCGCGCAGGCGGGCCAAGGTGGCCCGCGACGGGGAGCTCGGCGAGCTCCGCGCGCTGCTGGCGACGGAAGGCGGGCGCAGCGTCGTGTGGCGCATCCTCGGTCGGTGCGGGATCTACGCGCCGAGCTTCGCGGGCGACGAGCAGACGGAGTACCGCGAGGGCAGGCGGTCGATCGGATTGTGGCTGCTGGCAGAGATCCAGGCGGCCGACCGGCGCGCCTACCTCACGATGATGGACGAGGCGTTGACAAAGGAGCAAGCGAGTGGCTGACACGGTGACAAACCAGCAAGCCGACGCCGCGACCAACACCGAGATCCCGGCCGGCAAGGCCGTGGATGCCGCCCAGGCCGCGCCCGCGGCCGACGCGGCGAAGCCTGCGGACGATCAGTCGCAGGCGAAGGACACCGTGCTGACGGCCAAGGACGGCGAAGCCGACAAGGCCAAGGACGCGGTGCCGGACGCCTACGCGGAGTGGAAGCTCCCCGAGGGCGTCGTGCTCGACAAGGAACTGGCCGACAAGGCGACCCCGATCTTCAAGGAGCTCGGGCTCTCGCAGGACAAGGCGCAGCGACTGGTCGACCTCTTCGCCGACGCGCGCCGGCAAGCCGCCGAGCAGCAGACAGCGCTCTGGACCGAGACGCAGAACCAGTGGGTGAGCGAAGCGAAAGCCGACAAGGAGTTCGGTGGCGAGGCGTTCGAGAAGAACGTCGCCATCGCCCGCAAGGCGATCGACAGGTTCGGCTCGCCCGCGCTCCAGGCCGCTCTGGCCGCGACGGGTGCCGGGAACCATCCCGAGTTCATCCGCTTCGCGATGCGGATCGGCCAGGCGATTTCCGAGGACGGGACGATGGTCAGCGGCGGCAGCGCCGCGGGCAAGCGCTCGGCCGCGGAGATCCTCTTCGGCGCGACGATGACAAAATAACAATTCTGCAATCTGAAAGGAGCCTGAGATGGCGACGCTCTCTGTCACCAACCCGACGCTGCTGGACCTCGCCAAGGCGAGCGATCCCGACGGCAAGATCTCGGCGGTCGTCGAGATCCTCAACGAGACGAACGAGATCCTGACCGACATGTCCTGGCTGGAGGGCAACCTCCCGACGGGCCACAAGACCACGATCCGCACCGGCCTGCCGGCCCCGACCTGGCGCAAGCTCTACGGCGGCGTCGCCCCGAACAAGGGCACGACCGCGCAGGTCACCGACACGACCGGCATGCTCGAGGCCTACGCCGAGATCGACAAGGCGCTGGCCGACCTCAACGGCAACACCTCCGCGTTCCGCCTCCTCGAGGATCGCGCCCATATCGAGGGCATGAACCAGGAGATCGCGGACACGCTGTTCTACGGCAACGAGGGCACCGAGCCCGAGGCCTTCACGGGCTTCGCGCCGCGGTTCAACTCGACGAGCGCGTCGAACGGCGAGAACGTCATCACGGGCGGCGGCGCCGGCACCGACAACGCCAGCATCTGGCTGATCTGCTGGGGTCCGAACACCTGCCACGGCATCGTGCCCAAGGGCTCGAAGGCCGGCCTGCAGGTGACCGACAAGGGTCTCGTGACGATCGAGAACGCCGACGGCTCGGGCGGTCGCATGGAGGCCTACCGCACCCACTACCGCTGGGACGCCGGGCTCACGGTGCGCGACTGGCGCTACGTCGTGCGCGTCTGCAACATCGACAAGAGCAACCTGACGAAGGACGCGACGTCCGGCGCCGACCTGCCCGACCTCATGTACCAGGCGATGACCCGCCTGCCGTCCATGTCGATGGGCCGCTGCGCCTTCTACCTTTCGCGCAACACGCTCTCGTTCCTGCGCCGCCAGCTCTCCTACAAGACGAAGGACAGCTCGCTGACGATGGAGAACGTGGGCGGCGTGTGGGTGGAGCGCTTCCAGGGCATCCCGCTGCGCCGCGTCGACGCGCTCGCCGCCGACGAAGCGCTCGTGTCCTGATCGAACCCGCAATCCTGAGAAAGGAACCCAGACCATGATCCTCGACGAGCGCACCGAGTTCGCCGACGCCACGGCTCTCGGCACCGCCGGCACCGGCCGCCAGCTGGTCGGCGATGTCATCGACACCGGCAACGACGGCATCAACTTCATCGACAACCTCTGGCTCGAGGTCCAGATCGACACGGCGGTCCTTTCCGCCGGCGCCGCGACGGTCTCGTTCGAGCTCGTCTCGGACGCCGGAGCGTCGATCGCCACCGACGGCAGCGCGTCGCTGCACTTCAAGTCGGCGGACATCGGCAAGGCGACGCTGGTGGCCGGCTACGAGGCCGTCTGCGTCCAGCTGCCAAAGGGCGTCTACGAGCGCTACGTGGGCATCATCGCCAACGTCGGCACGGCGGCCCTCACGGCCGGGAAGATCAACGCCTTCCTGACGCCGAACCCGTCGGCGATCAAGGCGTTCCCGGACGCCGTGAACTGAGCGGCTGACCGATGAAGGTGAAGCTGCGCCAGGTCTGGTTCTCGCCCGAGGGCGGCCGCTTGCGGCCGAACCGGGTCCACGAGATCCCGGACGACTGGCGAAACAAGCTGCCGCGCACGGCCGAGGTGGTGGAGCCCCCGCGGGCTCCACTGCCCCAGCCGGCGCAGGCCGCGAAGAAGCAGTGAGACTGGGCGGCGGCTTCGGCCGCCGCCTCTTTCGCGAACGAGGTGACCGATGGCGACCATCGCGCCGACGATCCAGAACATCAGCGACGAAGGCATCGGCAACGCCTCGTCGCGCGTCATCACCTGGGCGAACCTCACGCAGTCCGGCTCCGACGCCGGCGCCGAGGTGTCCTGGGTGGGCTTTCCCGACCGGGCCGTCCAGGTCGCCGGCACGTTCGGCGTCGGTGGCGCGGTCGTGATCGAGGGCTCGATCGACGGCGCCAACTGGGCGCCGCTCACCGACCCGCAGGGCAACGCGCTGTCGATCACGGCGGCCAAGATCGAGGCGATCACCGAGCTGGTGCGGTTCGTCCGCCCGCGCGTCACCGCCGGCGATGGCACGACCAGCCTGACGGTCTCGCTCATCGTGCGTTTCGGGGGGAAGTGACATGGCGAAGGATGTGAAGCCGGCGCCGGCGCCGGGCGAGCTGCTCGAGGCGGCCGAGCATGTCGGCAGGTTCCTGCGGGTGTTCGACGGGCTGAAGCGCGCGATGGAGTTCCTCGAGCAGAACGGCTCGATCCTACAGGCGTCGGCCGAGGCCAGCTCGAGGCTCGCAAAGGCGCTTGCCGACGCCGAGGCCGCCGAGGCCAGGGCGGCCGCGGCCAAGGCCGAGACCCTCAAGGCCGAGGCGCGCGCGCGCACGATCGTGTCCGACGCGCAGGCGCGCGCCGGCGTGGTCGAGGCCAAGGCCAAGGACGACGGCGACAAGTTCATCGCGTCGGCGCGCGCGGAAGCCGCGCGCATCACCGACGCCGCCGCTGCCTCCGCGCAGGCGGTCAAGGCCAAGGCGGCCGAGATCGAGGCGTCCGTCGCCGAGACCGCCAAGGAGCTCACGGCCAAGACGGCGCAGCTCGAGGCGATCAAGGCCGAGATCGAGGCGGTCAAGGCCAGGCTGGCGGGGTAAGCCGCCGTGGCTCATATCGTCAAGGACCGCGTCAAGGAAACGACGACGACGACTGGGACCGGCAGCATTGCGCTCGCCGGCGCAGCTACCGGCTTCGTCGCGTTCTCGTCGGTCTGCGCCAACAACGACACCGTCCAGTACGCAATCGTCGAGCAGAGCGGCTCTGCGTGGGAAGTCGGTCTCGGAACATGGAAGACCGGCAACACGTTGGAGCGCACGACCGTCTATGCGTCGAGCAATGCGGGTGCTGCGGTCAATTTCGCCGCAGGGACGAAGGATGTGTTCCTGACAATGGCCGCGTTCGCGCAGGACATTGATGTGCAGGAGTTCACAGCACTCGGAAGCAGCACATGGACGAAACCAGCATGGGCCAGATTCGTACAGGCTGAGTTGATTGGCGGCGGCGGCGGCGGTGGGAGTGGCGCACGAAACGCAACAACTGGAATAAGAGGCGGAGCCGGAGGTGGTAGCGGCGGAGCATACGTCGCGTATCTCTTCAAGGCATCTGATCTATCTAATTCAGAACCCGTATTTGTTGGCTCTGGAGGAGCTGGCGGCGCATCAATAACAACTGACTCGTCGGCTGGTTCTGATGGGTCTCCGGGGACGGCATCAACATTTGGAACGATACTCAACGCGGCTGGTGGCGGAAAGGGATTGGCAGGTTCTCTTGCCTCCGGAGGTTCAACTTTTGCTGCTGGAGCGGCTGGATCTGGGTTGGGTTCCGTTAGCGGAACAAATGGTGGAACTGGGAAAACAGCAGCCACCAACGCCGACGCAACAACAACTACATCTCTCCAATCCACAGGTGGGGGCGGAGCGGGAGGAAGGGCTGCTTCGGTTACTTCCGATTCCAATGGCGGAAGCGGAGGAACAATCACGTCCGGTCCAACGCAATCAACAAGCACCGCAGCTAATAACGGAACAAGCGGAGGCTCCGGTTCTGCCGGTAACAGCATCAACGTGTCTGGCAGATTGGTTGGGCGCGGAGGCGGTGGAGGCGGGTATCGCACGGCCCAAACGACAGGAGCCGGAGGGAACGGAGGCGCCTATGGCGGCGGCGGCGGTGGCGGAGCTGCCAGCGACAACGGTTTTGACAGCGGCAAGGGTGGAGATGGTGGAAACGGTTGGGTGAGGATCACGTCATGGCGGTGAAGCAGTTCCTTCTCAACCCAGACAGCAGCATCCCTGCTGGCGCAAACATCGCTGCGCTCTTGGAGGCTGGCATTCCGCTCGTCCTGCCGACACCGCGCTGGCGTCCTGCCGATGGCATGATGCTTGAAGAGCGCGATCCGCAGCGAGACGCGCAAGGCGTGTGGCGACAGGTTTGGGTGGAAGTCCCAGCGCCGACATCGCAGCCGCAAGAGGAACTCTCGTAATGCTGGGCGACACAAGCATCAGCGAACAACCAATCGCGTCCGTGACCGCGCCGCTTTCCCCGTTTGTGATCCCGAGCGGCGACTGGCTGATCATCGCGCGCAGGCGCAGGAGGCGGTGAAATGGCGACGATTTCCAGCGTGAAGATCGCCAACATGGCGCTCGACTACATCGGCGCGGACGCGACGATCGAAAGCCTGAGCGAGGCGTCGCCGACCGCG